ATATTAATTGTTCTAATTATTATGACGAAGCAACTAATAAAACTTATACAAATGGAATAAGATCAATCTATAAATATTGCAAAAAACATAATTTTAATTTTAGAAGTGTTGTTTTAGATTTATATTTTGAACAAACATTTATTCCAAAAAAATTTAGTCCTGCCACAGCAGGTCTTGAGGTGGTTTAAACATTAAAGAAATTTAATATCTACGACACAACTTCTAGGGAAAGTCTCTACTCTCCCTAGTAAGTCATCTTTATCTTCTGAATTATCGTGTCCATCTATATCTGCTGCAATAGTAATATGCTCGTCAGTTTGATTAATTAAATAACCTATACTTTTAATTTTGCATGGTTTAACTTTAATTGCATCTTCTTTGCTCATCCAACCACTATCGCTTGATTCATTGGTATCCCACCACATGACTTCAACTGGAGAAAAGCATTTGCACTCTTCTAAACCACACGAACAAGTCATTTTTTCTTTTTAGATTTCTTTTTCTTATCTTTCTTTTTTTTAGGAGGTCTGCCTTTTTTACTCCCATAAGTTCCTATACCTTGAGGCATATCTATTTTCCTTTCTTGCTCTTTTTAATTTTCTTGCCATATTTTTTTGACCATTTTTTAGCAATCGCAGGTTTGTTTTTATACATATACCTGCGTTGCTTTTCAGATTTAAAGGGCATTAAGCTCCTGGAATAATAATAATTTTAAGAATCACAAGAACAATCACAACTACGATACCTGCTTTAATCCAGTCTCGAAGTTTCCAGTCTGACCATTCTTTCAAATGACTCCATAAATCTCTTATAAGATTCATCTTACCTCCTTATTTTTTAAAAAATTTACTTGCACCTTTAATCCCAAACGAAGCTGATACAATCACACCTAATGTGTATTTGTACCAATCTGGAGTTTGAGATAATGCTTCAAATCCTCTTTCAACATATTCTACTGTAAAAGGAAGGAAGCAAAGTAGTAAGGGAATTGAAAAAAGTATGGTTAAATATTCATCTTTCCACGATCCTTCAGCTTGTTTAATAGCTTGGACATCCCACTCAACTTCGCCAGAAATCTGCTTATTCAACATTTCTGTTTCAGCTTTTATTTTGGTTAATTTTTGTTCTGCTTTAGCTTTTTTACTTGCAACTACTCCTTTAACAACATCTCCTGCCACTCCGAGCAGAGGTTTAATTAATAGATTTAACATTGTTCTAAAATCTCCGATAATTCTCTAGCTCGATTTGGTACTTGACTTGCGTATCTCGAGTCTAAAATTTCTTTTGCTGCAATTTTATATTCTTGTTTTTTAAGTGCAGCTATCATTTTGACAAATTTTGATGCTCGTGGAAATCCAATATTGAATGTAAGATTAACTAAACAACCAAATGCGTCTGGATGAANACTNTCTCTTGCAATAAGTTTTTCTGCATCCTTACAAGCAATATTAAAATCGTATTCAAAAGTTTTGTCTAATTCTTTGCTATCATAGACTTTATCATCATCCCAATTTTCATCAGACAAACATAAATGCCCATATCCTATTGTTCTGTTTCCAAGATGATCCAGATAAACTTTATTTCTAAAACCTTCTTCTTTTTTAATATGGTCTTTTAATGTTTCAATGTCCATTTTTCTTGTAACTCCCTTTTTGCTTTTTCTAAATATACTGCTTGGTCTAAACATTCTTCAATAGCATTATCAATTGCTGCGATAGCACTCATTGGTGTTGTAACCATTGTATTCTTGTATTTATTGATTCCTGCTTCAGAACGAGAAGCCATTTTATCCATTAAGTATTGAACTAAAGGATCGTCTGTTTTCATATTGCACCAGTCCATTCTCCTCTATCGTTGAGAGGCATTGCATAAATAACTGGCTGTGAATTTATTATTGCACCTATACTAATAATTGGTCGTTTAATAAAGTTTTTTTGGTATCGCATTGATTCAGCTTTGGGATTTATAGAGCTCCCAACACACATGGCGAATGACAATGCAGTAGGCGAACTCCAATACGAAATATTGGCTTGAGTATGAAAATGCCCACAACAAAATGAGCAACCAATTTCTCTTGAACTAGCTAAAATATTATTCTTAAAATTATGTGTAAAGAACACATTTGTCTTATTAGGCAACTTAATATTTAATTTGTCGTGCCATTGCCAATTTGACTTAATCTCATAAATAGAGTTTAGATCTTTGAGCATTGAACGAGGAATGCCAAATCTTTCAGCTCTTCGCATAATGCGTAAATCGTGGTTGCCAAAAAGAACATCCATTTTAGGAAAAAGTTTCTCTAACTTGCGAATTTCTTTTTTAGCACTTGCTAATTCAAATATTGGACTTTCAACATTTGGATCAGCAGGTCGTTCCACCTGGATACTCGCATTATCCACGACATCTCCTATGTGAATGACACGAGTTGGCTTAATATGATGTTTTATTTTTTTTATCCATTCAAAATAACTTGGATGTTGATATGGAAAATGAGTATCACTTAATATAAGTATTGATCTAGTATTCATACAATCCCTGCTGTTGTAGCTTAGTGGTAAAGCACTTGCTTGGTAAGTAAGAGATCGAGGTTTCGATTACCTCCAACAGCACCATTAATCCACTAATTTAAAAAATGTATAGATTGCTCCTAGTATTGATCCAATAAATATGGCTGTTCGTATAGCACCTTTTCCAAGTGCCATTTCTTGTTTTAATCTGATAAGGTCTTGTCGGTTTTCTCTGACATCAACTTTAATTTCATCTAAAGTTTTTTGTAAGTTATTGACTTGTGTTTCCCATTGCTCAGACATTTTGACCTTTCACTATTAAAAATATTTCAGGATATTCTCGTAATAAATAATTTACTGTTTTCTTTATTTTTTTTGTATATTCTTTATCTATTGCAAAAGTATGCAAAGTATTAATAATTTCATCAAGATCAACTTCCTGTAAAACTGTTTCTTTGTCTCGTACATTTCTGTATTCAACAAAATCTCTGCCTATATTAAGGAGAGTAATGTAATCTGCAACACTCTCACATTTTCTTCCATATTTTTTAAGAAGAATGTCGCTATCAAGAGCTTTAATGTGTGGCTCTGTTTTGTCAGTTTGAATCATGCCATAAAAATTATTACCTAATCTGGCAAATCGTGATTCTCCCCAATTAGATTCTAGTATGGCTTGGGCAACAGAAATAACAACTACTGCTCTGTATTGAGGTGGTATGGCTGAATTAAAATGAACAGTACAATTAGTAATGCCTTTTACAAATTCATCTTTATTTTTATATTCAAAATCAAAATTAGTGCTAAAAAAACTGCACAACAATAAAGTTGCACATATTGATTTAATCATTGTTAATCACTATAGCTATAATTATTAGGAACATCGGAGTTGTTTTGTAGTAGTTCAAATATTTCACTATGCTGTTCCATAATCTCACGATCTTTCTTATTTGCTTGTCTAATTTCTTTTTTAATAGCTTTCATATCTTCCATTAAGTTAGTTAAATCCAGTTTCATTTTAACTTGATTTTCTACTACTTCCATTTCACTTTCAGTTTCGTATTTGTCGTAAAGAATATTAATTTTTGAATCCATTTTTGAAATGTACCAAATAACTGCAAAAAATTGAACTGATACAGCGAGGAGAGTTGCAATAACTTCCTTTTTCATTGTTGTATTGCCATAATAATTAAGCCACCAACAATACTAACTGCGTACATTGTAATAATTATTTCCATTAATCGTCTTTCCAAATAAATTCTTGTTTAACTGTTAAACCTAAAGATTGTTTTTCTTGATCTTTATCACTATCGCCTTTATCAATATCGGTCATACTTGTTGTCGTAGAAACTGTTGTCTTATGAGGTTTCATACTCATTCCATCATACATTGAACAAGCACTTAAATAATGAATAAGAGCTAAACTGAACATTATTTTGATTTTTCCCATTTTTCTTTTGCTCGTAAAGTCCATTCTTTTAATGCTTGTTTAGATACATTTTTATCTACAAGAACAGCACCCTCTGGTAATTCATTGTGTAGAGTAATAACCATTCCATCTTTCATTTCTACTAAAGCAGGAGAGCAAAAAGCATCTTTTTGAAATTCTGTATCTTTTTTTAATAATCTAACTTCTTTCATACAAGAAGATAAAGATTCCATTGGAACATATTGAGTTAATCTATCTTCAGTATCCGACATGTTCCCAAAAATAAAAAGAACAATAATTTTAATGACCTCC